AATGCTTGGGCAGCAGATAAGTCTAATGTTACTGTTGTAGAGGGTGACTGGTGGGCTGTTAAAGATAGCCTAAACACTTATGATGGTATATTCTTAGACACATTTAATGATGATAGCTGGCTTAACTTTAAAGCCTTTGTAGAAGCTAAGGCTAAATCAGGTGCAGAAGTATCATTTTGGAATAACTTTGAAAAAGAATTTAATGAGTTTGGATTTAGCAATATATCGTTTGAGCAGGTAGCTGTTACACCTGATTCTAATTCATACACAAATATATCGTCAGCATATTATATGCCAAAGGTGTCTGTATAATGGCCTATCAAAGTAAAATTATATTTCCTTCTAATGATGCTGGGCAGGCACGAACAGCTCAAAGTAGTTGGAGCAATGCAAGAGATGGCTCTACTGGTACTGCTATTGCTTATAATTCAGATACAGCCAATATCTATTCACTTTTACAAAGTGGAAGAGGGGGTGCAACTTATGGTGTTTCTAGGTATTATATTAATTTTGACCTTCAATCTAACTTACCTTATGGTTCTGCAGTAATGAGTGCAAGTTTAAATTTGTATTACAATACTGCTGCTGGAGCTCAAAGGATAGTTAAACATAATGATATTGGGACTTTATTTTCAAGTGGGGATTTTGATGCTTGTATTTATGCTTCTGGAGGCACAAACAGTAATGAAGATATGTTTTCTTACAGTGATTCTTATACGCCTTCTAATACATCAGCCTATACCTCTATAGATTTAAATGAAACAGCATTGACTGACATAAAAAACAATGCAGGCACAAGTGGCTCTTCGTCAGGAATTTTTTGTGTAGCAGCAGTTCAAGAAAGAGACTACACTGATAGTGCACCTAGCGATAATGCTGATTATTCTAAAGTTTATCAAGATTATTATACAGGAACTGATAGAGACCCTTTTGTTAGAATAATGTATGAAAAGCCACAACCTATATGGTTTGGAGCAAACTTTTAAATAGGAGAAAGTATGTCAAAAACAAAAGAATATAAAGAAATAAAAGAAAAAATAGAAAATCCTAAACTGTCTTATGATGAGGTTATGGAAAATTTAAAAGCACAACTTTCTCAATATAAGCACGAAGCTGAGAAATTTAACAAGCTTGCTCTAAAGGCTGAAGGAGCCTTAGAAGTTTTAGTGCAAATGAAAGATCAAGAAGTAGCATCTAAGGGGAAAAAGTAAATGGAAGATACTCTTAAAACAGCAGCTTTTGGTGTTGTAGGCTCAACTTTTAGTTGGCTAGAATGGGCTCCTCCTTTTTTCAGTGCCATGGCTGCTATTGCTACTTTAGTGTACATGCTTATTAAAATATATAAAGAGTTGAAATAGTTTTTTGAAGAGAATAAAAAAAGATAAAGGTGTTGTAAAAAGAGCTATTGTTACGCCTGACAAGCATTTTCCACTTGCAGATATGCCTGCAATTAAATGCTTAAAGAAAGCAATAGAAATAGTAAGACCAGACACTTATGTTGACTTAGGAGATGTAGGAGAGTGGCATGGCTGTTCTCACTGGCAGTGGAAGAAAAGGAAAAGACCTCCACTAGAGTATCAAACTCCTTTTATTGATCAAGATATAGTTGATGTCAATAAAGGAATGGATATGATAGATGAGTCTCTTGACAAGGCCAAGTGTAAAGATAAATATATGCTTGAAGGCAATCATGATGATTGGATGAACAGGTTTGTTGAAGAGCACCCTTATCTAAAGGAATATAGGTTTAAAGAATGTGTAAAGTTAAAAGAAAGAGGATACAAATACTATCCAATGGGAAAGTACTTAAAGCTGGGAAAGCTAGCAATGTATCATGGACACCATTTTGCTGGTGTACAGCATACAAGGAATCATCTGCTTCGTCTGGGAACCAATGTTATGTATGGACATCATCACGATCTACAGCAGAGCTCAGTAACTCATTTAGATGGAGTTAAGAGTGCATGGAGTGTTGGATGCTTAAAAGATATGACAAACGAACAAAATGCTTGGCTTGGTGGACGACAGCACAATTGGAGTCATGCATTTGCAATAGTTGATTTTTATGATAAAGGAAATTTTACAGTGCACATAATACAAATAATAGATGGTAAGACATCACTGTGGGGAGAATTAATTAATGGGAACTAAAAAGAATACTGATACTGTACCAGCCATGCTGACACCAGGGGAGTTTGTTATAAAAAGAGACTCTGCTCAAAAGATTGGCTACGATGCTCTTGAACTGATGAACGAGACTGGTAAAGTGCCAGATATGAAAAAACATGGAGGAAAAATGGCAGGTTACTTAAAAAGCAAGTTTTTAAATGGAATGATACAAGGTTATCAAAAAGGGGGTGCTGTACAAGTAGCCCAAAATCAAGAAAATAGAGATCTTGATAAATATTTAGAAGGAGCTCTAAAAGCTAGACAGTTAAGCAAACAGTATGGTATGATGGAAGGTGATAGGCCTTTTGACATTTCTCAAAAGTATGGATATGGTGGAATGTTATTAGATCAGGTATATCAAGCATTGTCAGGGAAAGCAGGAACTGAATACGATGCAGCTCAAGATATTTATGGAGAAGGTGCTCCACGACCAGCTAACATAACTGACATTCTTCAATTAATTCAAGAGTCTAAAGAAGATGGTGGTAAAGGTGTTAAAATACCTAGAGGTTTTCAAGAAGGTGGAGAAGTTGAAGGGCTGTCTCCTTTGCAATTAAGTCAATTAAAGGGCGTGGGCTACAATGAGCTATTGTCAGTCCCTAGGCCTCAAATGATGACAGAAGAGCAAATGGAAATGTTTGACGATGAAGGTTTGTTAGGACAAATTCTTACTTATGGTGCTCCAATGGAAAATGCAGCAGTAGAAGGAGATCCTTATGCTACAAAACAAGAAATGGCATATAATTTGTTAACAGGTGGGCCAGATATGCAAAATCAAATAATGGGAAAGTATGTAAGTGACTTGCAAGCAAAAAATGCAATGATGGAAAAATTTTCTGAAAATGAATATAGAAAAAAAATTCCTCCTTATGCTTTGGCAATGTCACAGCCTGAATACACTTATGATTCTGATACTGATGAATATATATATGTAGGGCCTGGGAAGGGCGATGAAAGTGCACAAGATGCTGCTATAGGTGATGCTTATAAATATCTTGGGTATCAAGATGGTGGTAAAGTTCATCAAGGAGGTCGACCAATAAATGTTTTGGATATAGTAGAAAGAACTGGCCCTAATGTTTTTACTCCAAGTCCATTTACAGGCTCAACAGACAGCATGATGATTGAAGGCCTGATTGATTACATTATGAGCGATGATTATAATGCAGCAACTGGGCTAAGAATGGGGCCTAAAGAAAAAATAGACACTTTGTCAACATTTGGAAATAAAAGTGCTTTGTTTAAAAAATAATGGAGCCGATAGCATTTTTAGAACAATTTGGTATTCCTTTGACAGTTTCAGCTGCATTTGGATACTTTATATGGAAGCAAAATAAGTTCATACAAGATGAGCTAATGGAAGAGCTAGATGAGAGATTTAAACGATTAGAAGGCATAACTATAAAGCTAATTGATCAAATAAAGAGCACACAGCTAGATTTTCAGGCACTTAAAGGTTATGTAGAGGGTATAGAGCATATATTAAAAAAGCTCTTTAAAAAGGAACATAGGGACAGATAATGATATTCTTTCAAATATTAGGAACTTTAGTGCTAGGGCTTGCTGTGCTTGCATTTTTTGCAATACGAGCTTTAAAAAAAGTAGAAAACATGTATTTAGATGAAAAGGTAAAAAAGTAATGCTGCAAGGTATTTTAATAAACAAAGTTATTAGCATGATAGCTAAACAGTTTAAATTAGACAAAGTATTGTCATATGTAGAAAATGACAATGAGTTAGACTACAAAGTTAGCTCAATTGAAAAAAGATTAGATTTAATAGAGAAAATGGCACATCCTCCAAGGGAGTTTGTTAGCTGCAAAACATGTGAACAAAAAATACAAAGTATAGGAGACGAAGTAATATGATACAAAACATGATAGTAGAATACCTGTTTAACGAAGAGAATAAAAAGAAGCTCATTGAGGAGATGAACAAGGCAATTGATATTCCCTTTATTGGAGAAAAGACAGAAGCCAAGGTCTTAGATGCTGTTTGGGACAGTGTTGAAGAAGTATTAAAAAACGCTATTCTTAAAAGCAAGTAATGCCCAAAACTCTATACAAGATTACTAACTTTGAAGGTGGTATAAACAATAAAAATAATCAGCGAGACATAGCTGACAATCAACTTGTTAATGCTACTGGTGTAGACTTGTCTGTTGTGGGTGGTATTAAGATGGGTGGCTCATCTGTAACTAATGCAACTATTCAAGGTACAGACCCTAATGCAGGAGGATCTGCAGGCGAAATTCACGATATGAAAGATGCAGGAGGAGATGATGCTAATGGGCAGAATCTTGATGTTCCTAATGGCAATGGACTTTTTACATTTAATTCTGATTTTGATTTAGATGGTGAAGAGAACTCAACAAGTATGCTTGTTACTGTATCTCAAGACCATTCAAATAATACAGCTATGGCAATATTTGATCCAAAAGCTACTTTAAAGTGGTGTGAAGGTGGGCCTGCAGGAATGACAGACAGTGAAATGATTGACTTTGGTGGAGATATTATGCCTACAAGTCCTGCATTTTATTTTTCTAATAATGGATTAAGAGTTAGTGCTGGGACAAACAGTGCTGATGGAAGCAGCAACAGAAATGCCAACAAATGTTTATATCATACTTCAGCTGTTAATTATTTTAGAGATGCAAGTGGCACTGCTTTAACTACAGGAGGAGATGATGACGAGGCAAGCTATACTTTAGGTGCAGGGTGGTATTTAACTGACCAGGAAATAAAAGCCCCCACAGCTAGCACTCGTGCCCTTACTGAAGATGCTGTAGGAAGCAATGTTGGATGGAACGCTATACTTATGCATAGAAGTCCAACTACAAATACTGGTAATCATTTTGACAACAATGGTGATGCAAATATTGCTGTTGGGGATCAACATCAACCTCTTACAGATTTGTTAAATTTAGGTGGTCTTGGATTTAGTTACGATTGCGACACATCAAAAGGAACATGGACTGGTATATGGGGTATTTATCATTCTTATGTTTATTATGATATGGATTTTGGAGCAGAATCTCCTGTAAGGAGAATAGAGTATGGTGAGACATATTCAAGTGCTACAACTGGAGCTTTTATGGTTGCAGATTGGAGTAATGATTCTACACCTGTGGCTACTGCTTTAGACAATGATACAATAAAATTTAGAATCTATATAAGAAATGGAGATACAGGAGGTGCTGCAGCTCAACATAATTTTCCTGCTACTAACCATCAAGTAACAGAACAGGCTAATCCTGACGCTCGTATAGTTGGAATAAGAGTGTATGCACGAAGGTTAGACAAGACATCAATTGGAACCCCTTATACATTTGGAGGGGACTACTTGCACCTTGTAGATATTAGCTTTAAAGATGGCGTTAGGAAGTTTACTGACAAACATTATACAGAATGGGGAGCTGTATCTGAAAATGGATCTAATACTATTGACCAAGGGCTAGTTGCTTGCCCTGCTGATGCAACTAGTTCATTTTTTGAGTTTGAAAATCCACCATCATTAACATACCAAGATATAAATGGATATCCTGCAGACGATATTATACATGCAGAACAATATAAAACAGCTGTTGTTAAGCCTATATAGGCAATATAAGGCAAAACGATACAAACTATCCTGATCGTATAATGGTATCTCCTCTTGATAAGCCAGATGTATTCCCAAGGGATTATTTTTTAGATATAGCCTCAAATGATGGAGATTCTATTGTTCACCTTGAATCACATGGAGATAGGCTGTTTTGTTATAAAAAGAATAAATTATTTATTATAAATGTAGCAAATTACGATGCTCAGTATTTAGAAGCAGAATATGACAATATGGGAGTATCTAATAGAAGCCAAGTAGCAAAAATGCCTACAGGTATAGTATGGGTTAACGACACAGGATGCTGGATATTTGATGGAAGTAATGTTAATAATGCTATTAAAGGAAAGATAGATCAAAACACATGGTCATCTTTTTTAGGAACAATACCTTCTGTAGCGTATGATGCTAAAAGTAAAAATATAATTGTTGTAAAGGATTGTGCAGGAGCTTCAAATGGTGATGTATATTTATTCCACACAGAGACACAGGCATGGACATTCCACGACAGTTTGTTTTCTGACTTAGCTGCTGCAGATGCACGAAGTAATTTTGTTTCAGTTAATGGAGTTCCATTTTGCTGGTTTTATGATGACGATGACACTGCAGGAGACAACTCTTATGGCCAGTTTGAATCTTATAGCTCGACAGTAGCAACAAGAGAAAGTGGTGAATTTGTATTATTAACTAAAGATATAGATTTTGGGCAGCCTGCACAAAGAAAAAGAATTTATAAAGTATACGTTACATATAAATCTGGTGACACTGATGGTAGTGGAGATGATGAAGTTAGCAATGTTCAAGTAAAGTTTGATGTTAATGGAACTACTGGTTATGATAAAGTATTTAAAAATGGTGATAATTTTACTAGTAATGAATTAGATGATACTGATGCTGTGTGGAAAGTGGCTGTATTAGAGCCTAATGAAACAAGTGATGTTGATAATATTTATTCTATACAATTAAAATTTACATGTGATAATAAAGTGCCTTCAACATTTGAAATTAACGATATATCTATAGTATATAGAGGTAAAAAAGTTAACTAATGGCTGCAGATAGAAGAGACATTAACAGACTTAATATTTCTAAAGGCTCAAGGCTTAGAAGAGCAAGTGGCAGAGAATCATTGTCTGGGGCTGGCAATGCAGCTGATATTAGAGTTACTCATACAGATGAAGCAGGAATGGTACTTCAAGCAAGTACAGGTGGTGGTAAATATTACTCTGTTCCTTTGTTTGACTTAAACAGTCCTGAACCTAAAACACCTGGAATTACAAGGGCTGGTGAGACAATTAAAATAACAGCTGACAATGTTCTTATTCCTAACGACCTGACTGTTCAAGGTAAAATAAAAATGGGAGCAAAAAGTCAAGATGATAGTGCTACATTTGATGTTGGTTTAAATATAGACAGTAATTTAATTACAGGCGATAGAAGTAGTAACAGTAATAATATAATTTTTGGAAAGTCTATGGAAAAATTTGAATCTGATTCTAGCGATCTTCCAACATATATAAGATATACAAGTGGAAGTGATTCAAATTCTGACACTGACAGATTAGGATTTTTTGTTGGAAGCTCAACTACTGGAGGTTCTATTCCTATCTTGACACTTTTTTCTACTGGAGCTAACACTGGGTATATTCAAGCAAGAGAAGATGTTAAAATACAATCTGATAGCAATTTAGTATTAGATGGAGGTTACTTAGAAATTAAAGAAACAACTACGCCTTCTGCTACTGCAGATTATGGAAAAATATACACAAAGAATGATAATAAACTTTATTTTCAATCTGGAGATGGAACTGAAAACGAAATATCTTTTGCTTAGTAGTTGCATAAAATTGGAAATTACAAATGAATTTATTAAATTACAGAGAAGAAACATTAACAAATATACATAAGAGAATATAATATGGCATCAACCTTAGATTATTTACTAGCAAGCAAATACGAAACAGCACAGAAAAAACAAGCTGAAGCAGTACAGAAAGCTGCTGAAAGACAAGCTAAAAAGAAAAGTAGGTTTGGTGGATTTATGAGTGCTATTTCACCTTTTGCAGGCATGGCATTAACAGCTGGATTAAACACTCTTTTGCCAGGAGCAGGATTTTTAGCTAAAGGGTTAATGGGGGCAGCAGGAAGCTATTTGGGCTCTCAAGCTACTGAGCAGGTTGCAAAAGGCCTAGGATATGGCCCTGACAAGGAATCAGATATATTAGCTAGCCTTCAAGGTGCAGCTGGGGAAAAAGGCGATATAGGGTATGGAGGCTTTGATGCTGGTGCTTATGCTGAACAAATAGGTGGTGCTGAAGATTTTTATGATCAATTAGAACAATCGCAAAGAATGGGAGCTTTAAAATCAGGTTTAACTGCAGGGGCAGGAGCTTATACTGAAGGAGCAGGCATGCTTGGCAGTAGCCCTACTATAGGGCAGCAAAGAGGTGGAGGTGTTTTAGGCAGATATGCAAGAAAAGCTGGAAGTTTTATTGATGATAACATTATAAACCCAATGCCTGAAAACATTCCTTCGTCTCAACCTATTAACCTTCAACTTCAAGAAGGTGGTGTTGTGCCAATCCCTGTTAGGGATGGAAGAGACAGGCAAAAAGGAACTATTAATTACTATTCATTATATTAAATAAAGGATTAAATGGCTACTTTAAAATTTTATGATGCAAATGAAGATGGGACATTTAATGTTAAGGATATAAATCAAATCCTTCAACAACATCCTAATCTCCCAGTAGATAAACAGCAAGAATTTCAATCAATAGCAATGGGGCTTGTTGGTCAAGGTGGCATGGTAACCCCTGGAGCTGATATCCCAGGAGCCCAATCTATTGAATATGATGACCCTACAACAATCGAAGGAGCTGGAAATATAGCAACAGACACTGTTATGGATCAAGGCGTTGGAGGTACTTCTGGATTTGGCTTTGATAGCACTGGTGGTGGCTTTAACCCAACAGACAGAGAAGAAGTTGGAAATTATTTAAGAGATACTTTGGGTTTTGATGAAGATCTCGTTTCAAAAATACAGGGAAACATTAATTTGTATGACCCCACAAAAGAACAGCAATTGCAAACACAATATGGGTTTGATGTAGGAGCTCTAGGACAGCAACAAAGAGGTTCTATACTAGAAGGAATGGCTGGTGCAGGTCAACAAGCATTTGCAGGAAGAGGTCTTGTTAGTGGAAGAAGGAGGGCTGGCTACAGACAAGGCATTAGCGAAGCACAAAGACAGTTTGAAACAGGGCTTGCACAAAAGCAGTTTGGCTTAACTAGTAATATACTACAGGCTCAAAAAGACTATGATTTTGTAGGAGAGCTGAATAAGTTAAAAGAATTAGGACAAATAGATGATGCAGAATTTCAGTCTGCTACAGATGCTATTAGATATGAAGAAGAGTTAGGAAAGCAAGGAAATGTCACTATGAACTACCCTACTCAGCAAGAGTATCTTGACTCTCAGAACATAAGGTCTCAGTTTAGTGACAACAAAGAATTTAGCTCTACAGGGTCTACAGCTGGAAAATTAATAAATGTCACAGACGTTCCAGGGGATTTCTTTAAAGGCTATACTGTTGATTCTTCTTTTGAGCCAATATATAAAGGAGCTGAAAATGAAGAAAAAACATATACAGTCAATCCTACATTAATAGGAGGGGAGGTAAGCCCAGGCAAATATAAGCCTTCAGTGAAACAGCCATATAAAATTATTGCTAAATGGCAAGGCCCTTCAGGACAAGGCAATTGGGATATAAATAAAACTCCAGCATAAAAAAGGAATAATATGGCAGATATACTTACTTTATTAAAAAAAGCAGAAAGAGATGCAATGTCTGAAGCCTCAGACAGAAGAAGGCTTGTTGGTCAAACTGAATTTGTTCCAAGCAGTTGGGAGTTAATAGGGGATGTGGCTCAATCTATTGCTGGAAGTATACCTGCATTACAAAAAGAAAGAAGAGTTAATTTTACTGACCAAGCTAACAACTTAGCAAGAATGGCTGACAACATAGTTGATGAAAAAGGATTTAGTGCTTACAGTGATAGAATAACTAACCTCCTTAATAAAGTAAAAGATGACCCTAAAATGCTAGATGTGGCAATGGGTTTAGAAAATACGTTAAATCAGAAAAAAAATCAAATAGGCACTTATACAAACGCTATGTCTGGGTTAAATGATTTTTACAATACAGATATAGTATCTATGGATTCTGCAGATGAGTTTGGTGGCGTTTTAAAGAATTTAATGAAAATAGAAGAAGGTGAAGGGGAGAACAAAAAACCAAAATATGAGACTGAAATGATGGCTCTTATGGATCAAAAAATAAAAGCACAAAATATAAAAAATGCTCTTATGGAAGGGGCACAAGCAGGCTTTAAATATAATAAAGGAAGTAAAACTGATAAAGAGTTAATGGCTGATCTAGATAGGCATATAGGCAGGCTTAACATTGGAATCCAATCTGTTGTTGATGATGGCCATTTAAGCCCACAAGAATTAGAAATGATTGCTTTAGGTGATGTTGGCATTTATGAAGAAACTAAAGCAAGAAACTTAGATAGGATTAAAAAAACATATGACACTTATGCTCAGCAAATTGGAAGGGCTCAAACGAATAAAGATATTATAAATAGAAAGCTGTTAAAGCCTAACGACAAAGAAGCGACTATTCTTTCTGAGGCATTACTTAAAGAAGCTGGGTTAGAATTAGGTACAGATGAAGAGCAAAATTTGAACACATTGGCTGCTTTATTAGAGAGCTATGATGCAACAATTACCAACAATAAAACACTTATGACTCAACTAGATGATGGCCATAAAGCATGGGCAGGAACTTCAGTCTTAGTTGACGACGAGGAGCTTGCAAAGTATGCTGATGAAAACAAGCCTAAACCTTTGCCAAAAGATATTGATAAAGATCAAGATGGTATCCCTGATTCTATTGATGCAGACAGTGCCTTTCCACCAGGGCCTGTAGAAGACATAAAAAGCATAAAATACAATCCTTCTGGTTATTCAAAACCAAAAAACTTTAATGAAGCAGTAGAGTCTAAAAAATTAGCTGAAAGTGAATTAAAAAATGTAAAGGATAATTATGCATCAACTAAAAACAAATTATTCCAGTCAAGAAATTATGCTTCTCGAAATTTAAAAAGATTTGTAACAACAGGCCCTTTTAGAGAAAAGTTTATATTAAACAAAGGAGGCCTTCCTGGGGTGACAGATCCTAAAAGGTTTCAGACTGGGTTTGGACTGTCTCCTTTTGAATTGCCCTCTTGGGAAAACGCTCAGTTTCGTGATGACTTCCAGTACAGCAATGAAGAATTTAAAATGATAGAGAATTACTTTAACAAAACTTTGTTGCCTAAAATTATAAAAAATGCAGGGTCTGATGAGGCTGCTCAAGCTAAAGAAGATTTTTTAAATTTTAAAGAATCTTGGAAAAGCCATAAAAATCTTGATAAATTTGAATCAAAAGTAAATAAAATTGGAAAAGATGTAGACAGTTTTATTTTAAACAATTAATGTCTCAATATAAACAACAATTAGAATATCAGGTAAAAGTATCTGATTGGTTTAAACGAAACTACCCTAAAGAAATACATGAAGGGTTAAGTGAAGAGGATATTTACAATACTGTTAGAGTAAAAGACCCCTCAATGCCTGAATACCAACCTTTTAACCCAGTAAGATCTACACAAGAGTCTATGTACAGCAAACCTACAGACTCTCCTGATGACTACGACACATCCCCTAGTTACTTAAAAGACTTAGTGTCTACTTTTAGTGGGTTAAGTGTAGCTACTTTTAGTGATAGTGATTTTGCTAAAAAAGCTTTTAATAACTCATCTGCTGGTTTATTGCATCAAGCTATGTATGGTAAACCTAAATACGATGTAGATATGACAGCAGAAACAGGAATGATTGAACAGGCAGGACAGTTTCTTGTAGGCATGATTAACCCTGTTGATATAGGTTTGCTTTTTACAGGAAATATTGTAGGAAAGGCTGCAGCTACTAAATTGCTTGGGAAAAAGTCTGTAGATAAGTATATGAGAACACAAGCTTTAGAAAATGTCGCAGCTAGAGTAAAAGCTAAATCAGCAGGCAAAGGGGCACTAGCACATCAACTTGCAAAGGCTGGCAAGTTTAGTGGAGAGACTATAGCCACTGCAGGCGTTACTGAAGGGATAAGTTTAGGTACATATGGTGCAGCAGGTGGAGCACTTGGAAGTTTAGCACAGCAGTCAACAAGGATGAGAAATGGGGAACAAGATGAGTTTGACTACTGGAGTGTTGCCTCAGAAGCTGCTAAAGCAGGATCTTCTGGGTTAATTGCAGGAGCTTTATCTGGTGGTGCTGTTCAAGGAACAATGGGTCAATGGTACACTAAATCTAAATTAAAGAACCTGACATCAGAATCTGCAAAGTTTAAAGACTTAGCTGTACAGTATGCTACTAAC